TTATTGATTCGAAGCTAGAATATATAACTTTTTTGGTTCATTGTAAGTAACTAAATTTATAGCTTCAAGTTTTTCTCTAACTGAAATATGAGTATATACATCTAAACCAACATTATCATTGCTATGTCCAATTATAGAATTTATAATTACTTGTTTTATATTTAACTTCTCTAATTCAGTTCTTAATGTGTGCCTTCCATCGTGTGCTGTGTGATGTTCTAGAAATTTATGTTTGTCGATAAAATTTTCTGTATAATGATATAGATAATAACCATAATTGGCTCTATTGCCATTAGGCATCATAAATAAAAATTCACTTTTAGGGTTGTAATATTTTAAAAAGATATTTTTAACATCATTGTGAATAGGGATTTCTCTGTTTATTCCAGCCTCAGTCTTTATTCCACCAACAAAATAATTGTCATTTAAATGTATGTTTTTGGTATAAATAAATAGCAGTTCATTTGCTCTACAACCTGTATAAATAGTAAGAAGTAAAATATCTTTCACAAATTCTTCTTTATAGTTTTCAGGTTTAATATTCCATAAATATTTAATTTGTTCATAAGTATAAGGAGTTCTTTCTTTTTTATCAGAAGGAAGACTACTAGATTTACTAATTGTTATGTATTGAGCATAACATTTATTTGTTAAATCTTCTTGAAAAGCATATTCATCAAGTTTTATATATAAATTTTTCATTATTCTTATTGTTTCAAATTTTTTTCCGCAATTATCTAAAAATTGTTGAAAATCTGATGTTCTTAATTCTTTATATACTTTATCATATAGTCCTTGTGAATTATTGTAAGCAGTTATCATACCTCTAGAATAATTAAAAGAATATTTTCCTATTGGTTTTATATGAGTTTCTTTTTCTAATTTAATTTCTTCAGATGTTGGAAGTTTTGCTTTTTTAAAAGCTTGAAATAATTGCTTAAATGTATAATTATCTTTTTTTACTTTTTCTATAATATTTTTATGTGGGTTTTGAACAGGAATAATAGGGTAAGGGATTTTAGGAAAAGTATCAATTCTATTATATTTGTCTTCTTTTATATATAAAGAATAAGGTTGTTTGTGATAGTTTTCTAAGCATACTAGCGCTTCTAATTCTGTTTCAAATGTATTGATATCATAATAAATACTTCTTCCTTGAATATCTTTTCCAATTGTTATTCTGGCTGAATAAGGCTTATTTCTGCCTTTTCCTAAAAATGCAACAGTTCCTTTTCCATTTGCTCTTTTCTTTAAAATTTTCATAGTAAAATACCTCCAAATTTCTTTAATTTATTTTTAATAAACTATTGAAAAGTGAAGGTATTTTCTGTATAATATTAGTACATTCACTTTTAATAGTGTTTGCAGGGAATAAATGTATCGGGTTGTGGTGATTTGATTACATCTATTCCTTTTTTATTTATATTAAACTAATATGCCATATTTTTCAACATAGAAGTTAACACATTCAATCATATATTTACAGTCTACATTGAAGTAGTCAGCCAACTCATACAAATTAAAACCTTGTATGAGTTTTTCTTTTAATTTTTGAAATGGAACTAAAACAGAGTAAGCCCATTTCATTGCTCTATATTCACATTTTTTCTTTTGGATGTTATCAGAATTAAGATAATATAAAGCATTACAATAATAATGTCCTAGTTCTTCAGCTAAAATTTCTTTTTCTTCAATACTATTATTTATTTGTTTATTATCTAAAGCAATATAATAGTTATTATCGATTTCAAATATTCTAGCTTTAGTATTTGTCCAATTATAATCTAAAATGTCTATTTTTTCATTTTCAGCGATTTTATACATATCTAAAGCATTCATAGCAAGACCTCTTATTTCTTTTCGTTTTTCTTTTTATTTTTTATAAATTCGACAAATCTATTTATTTCTTCAATGTCATTTTCATCCAATCCTTCTGTATTAATGCCATTATAATTTGCATAACGAAAATCGTTATTTATATCATTATTTGTATCAAAAAAATAATTTCCATCTTTTTCAAATATTTGACACATAAGTTGAACAGTATCAACATCTGGACTATTTAATCCTGATTCCCAATTTGCTATGGCTGTATTAGATGTTTTTCGACCTCTTTGTGTTAATTCTTCAGCTAATTGTTTTTGGGTCATCTTTTTTTCATTTCTGGCCTCTTTGATTTTTTTATATAAAAACATGATTTCACCTCACTTATTGAAACAATTATATTTTAGCATACTTTTTTAGATATGTAAATAAAAAAATTCAGAAAAACTGAAAAAATTTTCAAAAAAGGTATTGACATTCCAGAAATAATGGAATAATATATAAACAACTTCAGAAAAACTGAAATTGAAAGAGGGTGAAAAAATGTCAGTTGGAAAACAGATAAGGATATATTTAATAGAAAAAGGAATTAGTCAAACTTGGGTTTCAGAGCAAGCAAGAATTGCTTTACCAAAATTAAATGCATCTTTAAATGATAAAAGAAAATTAGATGTTGAAGAATTTTCTTCAATCATAAATGTTTTAAAAGAAGATGCTAACAGATTTTTACAAAAATAACCACAACCCGATACTAAAAAAGAAAGAAGGTGAGAACATGGAAGAAGGAAATGAAGAAGTAGAAAGATTAACTCCAGCAGATATTGCATCAAAATTGAAAATGAGTGTTGAAGGAGTTAGAGCAGCATTGAGACAAGATAAATTTCCGTTCGGAATAGCTTTTCAAGGTAAAACAGGACAATGGAATTACTTAATAATTAAAAGTAAATTTGAAAAATGGTTAAAAACTGTTTAAGAAAGAAGGTGAAAACAAATGAAAAGAAAACTAGATACAAATAAAATATACAACTTTATTGGACGAGCAGTAGTATATAGCACATTATATATAAGTGCAGTAGCATTTATAGTTTGGGCTTTTTGTCAAAATACTATTTATTAGGAGGAAAACAAATGGAAACAACAAGACCAAGAGGGACAGACAATGCAAAAGTAATAAAAGTTATACAAACAAAATCTTTAATTGGGAGAGGAACACCAAAAGACCCAGCAAGATATGTTTATCAATACTGGGATTTTAAAGGAAAGCTATTAGCAAGTTGCGACACATTAGATGATGTTATTGATTAGAAGATTTCTTTTGAGACATTTTGTTATCAGCAATATTAGAAATTTCTAAAAATAATTGTTCTTCATCATGACGAGTAATATACCATTTATCAATTAGTAATTCAATAAGCTTTAACAATTTTTCTGCTTCGCCAGAGTCAACTTCAACAATGGTATTTATATCACTTTCCATGTGGGCACCAATGTTACCTATTTTTCGTACAGAATCGATTGCTTTCCATTGAGAAGAAGTAACTTTATTCTGTAATTCATTAATAGCATCAGCAAGTTTAGATTTTTTAATATTCCAAAAATCTCTAATCATACCTTGCAGACATCTACGAGAAAGAGTTGCAGAAGCTTTTGGACTCAAATTTACTATTGAATAGGCTTCTTCGTAATCATCACGAATTGCCTTTGGAATATAATCAGGATATTGTTTGGCAGAAGATGTTGGGTTTACTAATACACGAAATGGTTTTTTAAATCCTTTACCTAAACTTGATGCGATAACACTGATATTTTCACATTCAGGACATTTATACATATCTATTGATATACAATCAGTAGTAGTGAAGTAACCACCACCATTCATATTGAAACCATGACCTATTTCATGAGAAAAAGAAGGGTAACTAACATGATGAGTATCATCTGTAACAGGCAATGTTATTCCACAAAATGGACAATTATAACTAGACATAAAAATACACCTCACTTTCGAGGGTATTATACAATAATTTACAAAATTTTACAAGAAAGGAGTTGAAAGAAAATGTTAACAAGAAAAGATAGAAAAATAAAAAATCAAGAGGCAAAGATAGAAAACAGAAACATATTAATTGCAGATTTGCAAAAGAAAAATGAAGAACTATCAAATGAAAATATAGCAGTATATGAAAAAAACAAAGACTTAAGATTTGAAAATGAAGAACAAAGAGAATTGATAGACAGAATAAAAAGAATAGCAACTTCAAATGCATACAACAATGAAAAAGCTATTTTAGGAAAAATAAAAGAACTAATTTCAGACAGCGAATCACAAAATTAGTTCATAACATAAACTTATATAAATTCATATCTATTTTAGTATATCACTAAATCTTAGATATGTCAAAAGGAGAACAAAAATGTTAGAAAATAGAATGGTCGAAGATGACTATATAGAAACAAATAATGATTATGACAGCTATCTAGAATATTTACTAGAAAAAGATGATGAACAATATGAAGATGAAATATATGAAAGGTTGAGTGAAGAATAATGCAAGATTTAAGTTTATATCAAATAACAAATGCATTTCCAATACTGATAGCACAGGAGAAAATGACAGAAGAAGATAAAAAGAAAGTAGAAAAAGAACTAATAGAATTATTACAACAAAAAAGCCAAAATTTAATTGGGTATACAAGAAATATAGAATTAACTATTGAAGCAATGAAAAACGAAGAAAAACGAATTTCGGAGCAAAGAAAGACATTAGAAAATAGACTTACAAAATTTAAAGAGTACGTTAAAGAGGGTATGGAACAAGGTGGTTTTACAAAACTAGAAACACCATTAGGAACATTAAGCATAGCAAAGAACCCACCTAGTGTAGAAATTATAAATGAAGATGAAATTCCTAGCGAATACAAAACAGAAATTGTAACAGTTAAAGTAGATAAAACAGCAATAAAAAATAATTTTACTAAAACAGGAGAAATACCAGCAGGAGTTAATATAAATACACAAAATACAAGTTTAAGAATAAAGTAGGGGGGAATAAAAAATGAGTAATGAAATAAATGCTTTAAGTATTATAGATACAGTAGAAATAGATAATATAGCCAATACAATGGCAAAAATACAACAAATGCAAAATGTTGTTCAAAAGACTTTAAAAAAAGGTCATGATTTTGGAGAAGTACCAGGAACAAGTAAACCAACATTATTAAAACCAGGAGGGGAAAAAATTTGTATGTTATTTGGATTAAATCCAGAATATGAATTTTTACAAACAACAGAGGACTATGACAAAGAGTTTTTCTCATACAATATCAGATGTACGTTATTTAGAAATGGACAACCAGTTGCACAAGGTGTTGGAAGCTGTAATAGTAAAGAGAAGAAGTATAGATTTATAAACGTTGATGAAATACCAGAGAATTATATAGGACAAAGTGAACAAATTACAGATAAATATGGAAGAACAAAATATAAAATAAACAATCCAGATATATGTAGTTTAGTAAATACAATATTAAAAATGGCTAAAAAAAGAGCATTTATAGATGCAGTTTTACAAGTTGCTAGCTTAAGTGAAGTATTTACACAAGATGTTGAAGATATGGGAGATTTTATACAACAAGAACAAGATGCAACATTAACTATAGAACAAGCTAAAAATCTTAAATTAAGTTTTGGAAAATATAAAGGAACATCATTAATAGAGTTAGCTCATAAAGATGGAAACTATTGTGACTGGCTATATAATAATGAAAAAACTGACCCTATTATAAAAAAAGCATTAATGATGATATTAGATGATGTAAATAAACAAAGTTCAGAAATGATACAAGAAGAAAATCAAGAGAATATAGAAGAACAAAAGTAGGTGGTTAAATGCAAACTACAGGAACATTAGAAGAAATAAACATAGATTATAAGACTGGAAAACCCAAAATAAGCTTTCTAATTGATGGAAAGGACAAGTTATCAGATATAGAACAGTTAAAAGGCTTAAAACTTAAAATAGAAGCAAAGAGATTTAGAAAGAAAAGAACAACTAATGCCAATAATTATTTTTGGAAACTTTTGCAAGAATTATGTGAGGAAGAAGAAATAGACACAATAGAAGAATATAAAAAAAGAGTAAAGGAACTTGGAATATTTAGAAGATTTAGAATAGAGACAGAGAATATCAAAACATTTGAAAAAATGTGGGTAGCACAAGGAATAGCTTGGTTCTGTGAGATAGCAGATACAACATATATAGGAAGTACAGAATTTAAAATAATAAATGCATATTATGGTTCAAGTTCTTTTAATTCAAAGCAAATGTCAAGATTAATAGATGGAGTAGTTCAAGATTGTAAAGCTTATGGAATAGAAACAAAATCAGATGCAGAAATAGAAAGTTTATTGAAAGAGTGGGACAAGAAATGAAACGATATTCAATATTAAATAATTTAGATAGATGTTTCTTTTATGGTAGACCAGCAGAGTGCACTCATGAGGTGTACTTTGGCTCAGCAAATAGGCAAATTTCAATCGAAAATGGATTTTGTGTGGGTTTATGCCACAAAGAACATAATATGTCAAACAACTCTGTACATTACAATAGAGACATGGATTTAGAGTTAAAAAGAGTATATCAAAAAGAATATGAAAAAAATCATACAAGAGAAGAATTTATAAAGTTAATAGGAAAAAGTTATTTAGATTAGACAACAGGGATAAGACAAAATAAAGTTTTATCCCTGATATTGTAAAAGGTGGGAGATATGGAAAATACAAGTTATATAAAATTATTTAGAAAATTATTAAATTCTCCCATATTTGAGAATGAAAAAGCATTGAAAATTTGGATTTGGTGTCTACTAAAAGCAACACATAGAGAAAGAGAGCAGTTAGTAGGACAACAAATAGTAAAATTAAAAAAAGGTGAGTTTGTATTTGGAAGAAAACAAGCATCAGAAGAATTAAAAATGACAGAAAGTACTATTTACAAATACATAAAATTATTAGAAAAATTACAAATGATTAGTATAAAAAGTAACAACAAATTTTCAGTTGTAAGCATTGAAAAATGGGAAGATTATCAAATTGAAGAATTAAAAAGTAACAACAAAGTAACAACAGAAGAACAACAAAGTAACACAAACAAGAATGTAAAGAATATTTATTTATATTTATTTAATAAGTATAAGGCGAAAATTGAAAAAGGAAAAGCAAATGAAAGAATAAGAATTATATCAGAATGTAAAAATTGTAGTGATTATTCTTTATTGACAGAAGAAGAGCAAGACCAATTATTTATGGATTTAATGAGTATAGATAAAAAATTTAAGTAGAGGAAGTGATAAACAAATGATTACAGCAGAAACAAGGCAAATGAGTTTTAATGATATACAAGATAAAACAAAAATAAGATACATACAAATCTTAAATAGATTGGACAAGTCTAAAACGGCAAAGGAATTAGCAGTAGAATTGTTTGATTTAGGATTTATACCAAGTACAGAAAGAAATTATACAGCACCAAGGCTAACAGAATTAGAAAAGATGGGATATGTAAAAGCAATAGATAAAAAGAAATGTGAATACACAGGTAAAACAGTTGCAGTATATGAAAGAACACAGGCAGGTTTTGAAGCTTTAAATTATCAACATATACCAAGAATAGATTAGGAGGCAGTTATGAAAGAAATGAAATATTGTAAAGATAGAAAAATAGAAGTTTTAGCAACTGGATATTGTTTAGGATTATTGTATTATATTTTAAATTTAGGAACACATCCAACAGCATATATAAAAATACCAAAAGAGTATAGAGACAGAATTAATGATATAGAAGTAAATGGAGGAATTACATATTATTCTGAAGAAGGTTTATATGTATCTGAAAATGAAAAAATAGAAGGTTGTTTTATTGGATGGGATTATGCTCATTATGGTGATTATACAGGATTTGAAGAAATGTTGCCTTTACATTTAAGAACAGGTGGAAAGAAATGGACAACAAAAGAAATATTTAAAGAAGTTAAAGAAGCTTGCTATCAATTAAGAAAATAGGAGGCCTAGCTTATGAAATATAATTATCCACCGTTAGAACGGTAAATGTGTAAAATGTAGAGGCTGTAATAGACTTGAATTAGAAAACTTTAAACGGAGTTTGGAGATGTAAAAATTACATAGAAAAGGAGCTAAAGAAAAGTGAACAAATACAGAAATAAAAAAGTAATAGTAGATGACTACATCTTTGATAGTATCCAAGAAAGTAGAAGATATAAAGAATTAAAATTACTAGAAAGAGCAGGAACGATAACTGATTTAGAATTACAACCACGATTTCTGTTACAAGATAGTTTTAAGAAAAACGGAAGAACATTTAGAAAGATAGAATACATAGCAGACTTCCAATACATAGAAAACGGTAAAACAATAGTGGAAGATGTAAAAGGAATGCAGACAGATGTATTCAAATTAAAACATAAAATATTTGAAAAAGTTTATCCAGATTTGGAATTAAGAATAATTAAATGAAAGGAACATAAGAGATGATAGAAGTAAACGAATATGTGAGAACAAAAAATGGAGAAATACACAAGGTAATTGAAATTAAGGAAAATAGATATATCACAAACTTTGCTGATTATTTCTATTATAGATATGACAACAATATGGGTGGTTTTAAATCTAATATAGCAAAACATAGCAAACAACTAATAGATTTAATAGAAGAAGGGGACTATGTAAATGGTCATTTAGTAGAAGAAGTAAGAATATCTTGTTTTGATAGTTCAATTTTTGTACACGAATATGAAATAGAATTACATGAAAACGACATAAAAACAATATTAACAAAAGAACAGTTTGAGGCTAATTGCTATAAAGTAGGAGGAGAAGAATAATGAACTTAAAAGAAGCTATTAAAATACACAATGAATTATGTAACAAAGAAGAAATAAAAAAATATTGTGAAGCACTGCATATAGTATGTGAAAAAATGCAAAATTGCAAACCTAAAAAAGAATATTATAAGTCATCTATAATTAATGATTATTATATAGAACATCCTTATATGGAATTAACAATAAGTAATGGAAAAGCTGTTTATAGAAGGCATAAATATAGTTGTTCAAGTGAATCTAAAGATAAAAAAACAGGGAGTAATTATTGTTTGAGTCTTTGTAGATGTAATAGAGAGAAGATAGAAAAATTTATAGAAAGAGAAATAGCAAATGATAATTTAAAAGTAGGAGGAGAAAATGAGTGTTAAAGGAAAAGTAAAAAAGCTAAATAAGAAAATAGAAAATTTACAGGAAGAATTACAAACTTATCAATTATCTAATAGTAGATTAAGAAATAAGAATGACAGGTTAAAAACAGAATTAGAAGGACAAAAAGCAGATAATCAATATGCAGAACAATTAGAAAACATACTTAAGTTTGCAATAACTAATCATATAGGAAATTTAAGAGGTGGAATGCAAATAGAAAGATACGGAATAGATAAAATGCAAGATTTAAAATTAAGTATAGATTATCAACCAGAATTTAACAGTTACATAATTAGAGTTAATTATTAGGAGGAGAATAGATATGTTAAAAACATTAATAGGCAAAAGAGTAACAACTTTTGATGGACATAGTGGAATAGTAATAAAACATTTTAAACCAACAGGAAGAGATATGACAGTACATATAAAACAAGATGATGGACAAATATGGTATTGCCCTGAAAACAATATTGTAGAAGTAAAGGAGTAACTATGAGTGAAGAAGAAAAAATGAAAATGGCAATATATTTTGCTAAACAAGGAATTGATTTAGAAGATATTGAAAGAATAGTAGAGGAGTTAGCTGAATTACTACACCCCACTATCGACTTGGCAATAAAAAATAAAAAGATATTAGATAAATATTTTGAGAGGAGTAAATAAGATATGTTTAATACTTATAATGCAGGAAATACAAATTTAAAAATAAATGCTTGTAGTGGTGGAATATATAAAACATATAAAGAGAGTTGGTTTTCATATTTAAGGTTAGATAGTTCGGCGATGAGAACAATGTTTAGAGGTTATATATACGAATCAGATGAAAATGTATATTATCAAAATGTAATAATACTTCAAATGATTTTAACAAGCAAAGAAGACTATGTTATAGCAGAATTAATAAATAAAGAAGATTTTGAAAAATATTTTGAGGGAGTAAATAAGATATGAGTATAAGTGTAGATATAGAAAAATTAAATTATAAAGAATTTGTCGATAAATTAATGAAAAATCCCAAAATAAACAATAAAGACTTATTAGAAAAAATAATATTAGAATTTGGAAACAAAGTTGGAGAAGAATTAGTTATATTACACAATGAACTTTGGGAAGATGGAATTTGCACATGGAATATGTTTGCAATGATACAAGAAATATTTGAATTAGAAGATGATGAATATATAAGTGATGTTTTTTATGAATTACGAAAAGATTTAATAAGTTACAAAGAGATAGATGATGCATATGAAAATTTAGGACTAGAGAGGAGTGATACATAGTGAAAATAGATAAGTATGTTTATCAAGAATTAAATTTTGATGGTGGAGGTTGTTGGTGGATAAATGATTTAGGTTTAGCTCAAATAGATTATTGTGCAAGAGAAAGCAACTTAAAAATATTTTGGGTAAATGTAAAACTATTTATATTATGGGTATTAAGAAAATATTAGGAGGTGTTTTAAGTGAAAGAAAATAGCAAAGAAGAAATAAAAGTAAGTACAAGAGAATGCAAAGATGTTGAGATAAAATGTCCAAACTGTGGAGAGACAAATATATTTTATGATGTAGACTGCGGAGAAACAAATTGTGAAAAATGTTGGAGTTGTGACGAAACATTAGAATTTTATGTTAGTGACTTTTAGGAGGTGTTTTAAATGAAAGAAAATAGAGACGAAGAATTATCTAAAATAGAAAGAGATTTAGAAATAACAATGGGAAACGATTTTGACGAATTGGAAAGAATTATATTAAATGAAATTGACTTGTCAAACAAAACAGTACAATGGCTATATGATATATTGCATAAAGATATGAATTTATTTTTTAAACACACAATGCAAAGACTAGGCAATAAAAACTATTTGTAAGGAGAAAAACTAATATGGAAAATAGTAGAGAAGAAGATATAGAAATATTAGATTGGTGTAGAGAATATACAATTAAATTGTTAGAGTTCCAAAAGGTAAAAACTAAAGGCGTAAATTTATTTGAACCAAGCAAAGAAAAAAAGTGCGAATTAGCAATGATAGATAAAAGCATAGAATATTTGAGGAGGAATAAATGGAAAATAGTATAAAAGAAGATATAGAGAGATTAAAATTATGTTCTACTAATCAATGCAACATATGTGGCAGATATGAAAAAGAAGAATGTATGTTAGAAAGAAACAGATGTGAACAGCATATTTTATCAGATTATAAAAGAGTATTAAAAGAGAATGAAGAAATAAAGAATGAATATTTTTGTTTGAAAAATAGAATAGAAAATAAAATAGATAAATTCGATTATGAATTAAAAAAAGCAAAAAGGAAAAATAATAAAGATAGAGCAGACTATTATTGGGACTTGATTATAAACTTTAAAAAAATATTAGAAAGTGAGGAATAACAATGAAATTATATGAAAGAATAGAAAACAATAATTTTGATGAAATAGATAAAAATAGAGCAATTGAATTAATTGAAGGTGGAAATGGACATTTAGTTTATAATGAAAATTATTTTAAACTACAAAAAGAGAATGAAGAATTAAAATTTGAAGAAAGAAGAAGAATAATTGGAAAATATGGAGATTCTGAAATTCACGATGTGATAAATAGAACCTTATCAAATGATTATATTCCAGTTCAAAAAGTAAAAGACAAGATAGAACATTATCAAAAATTACAAGACAATTATATTGAGAAATATGATGAAATAAACGAAGGTTTACAAGCAATGATAAATGCTTTACAAGAACTACTAGAAGGGAGAAAATAAAATGAATGGAAATGATAATGGATTCATAAAAAATAGAAATAAAGAAAAACAAAGACAAAATAATGTAAGAGAATATCAAAGAAAGTTCTTAAATAAAAAAATGAAAAGGGGTAAATAAAATGTGTGCTGATGAATTGTTTGAAGAATTGGGTTTTACAAAAGCTATAGATAACGACACAGAGGTTAAATATTATTATATAAATACTATAATGGGCGATAGAATAGAACATACAATACAAATTGCTAAAATAGGGGAAATAGTATTTTCATATAGAAATGATAGAAATCATCAGGTGATGGGATTGGGGAAAAAGGAACTACAAGCAATAAATAAGAAAGTAGAGGAACTTGGATGGTTAAAGGAGGACTAACATATGACAAAAGAACAAGAAGAAGCAATAGAATATTTAAAAAAGCATATAAAATATTTTGAAGAACAAATCAAATTTATAGAAGCAACAGACTGTGATTATTATGATGAAGAACTTGAATTGTATCAAAATAGAGTGAAACAGTTTAATATAGTTTTATCTATGCTAAAAGAAAAAGACCAAATAATTGATTTAATGGCAGAAGAGTTTAAGGAAAAGACTTTAATGTATAGTGATTTCACAAAAGAAGAAGTAAAACAATATTTTAAAGATAAAGCAAAAGAATTATTAAATAAATAAAAGAGCATACTACATCTAAAGAGTTTATAAAGAGAATCTAAAGAGGTGTAGTATGCAAGATAAAGAAATAATAACAAAATGGAAACAAGGACTAAGTAAAAACAAATTAGCAACAATGTATAAAAGACAATATAATCAAGAAATAAAGATAATAAGAAGTACAGTAAGACACAGACATGATGGAAGATACATAAGCAATTATGAAGCATTAGCTTATGTTGAAAGAGTAATATATAAATATTTGAAAGAGAGGTAAATAAAGATGAAACTTTTACATTTAAAAGGGAAAGATATAGATGAATACATAGCAATTGATAAAATAGAAAGGTTTCAAATTTTAGGAATAGAAAATACAATAAGGTATACAGTAGATATAATTGTAGGTAATAGACCATCTCCTTTAGCAATTAATACATCAGAACCACAAGAAATAGTTAAAAGTTTATTAAAAGTAATTAATACAATAGATAATGAAATTATAGAATATACAGTAAAAGAAGCGGAGTGATACAAATGACAATAAATCATATATACAACATAGTAGTAAGTACAATGGCAGAATTAGAAAATATAAACTTATTAGACATAACAAAAAGAAAACAAAATCAAGAACAATTGAATAAGGCATATAAGATTTTAGATGACTTAAAAGATGAATTAATAAGAGAAAATATAAAAAGGAGGCACACTAATGAATAAAGACTTTTTAGATAAAATAGAAAATACAAATAATGAGCTAGAAAGGTTAAGGCAAAGAATAAAAAGAATAGAAAATAAAGAATGCACAGTAATAAAAGATAGTGTACAAGGAAGTAGTACAAGCTATCCATACATAAAACATAATTGTGTAATAGAACGGTGTTGAAATACCAAAAAATGCAGGACTAAAAAGAAAATACAAAAAGATGATAAAAGACAAAACATATAAGCTAGATAAAATGAGATTGCAATTAGAGTATGAATTAAATTATGTAGAAAATGCAGAGTTAAGAGATATAATAAGATACAGATATAATGATAATAAAACGTGGTTACAAATAATGTTTTTAATGAATTATAATTCAGAAGAAAAAGCAAGAATAAAATTAAAAAGATATTTAGAAAAAAATTAAAAATGTACGTTTTGTACGGTTAAAAGATGATAAAATATTATTAATGAAAAATGTAATCGTTCAGTAATGGACAAGCCCAAGATTACAAAAGTATTAGCTATAAATAGTTTGTGTGTATAAGAATAGATGTTTTAAATGTCTATTCTTTTCTAATAATGGTTTGACAAAAAGATAAATATATATTATAATTATACATAGAATATTAACATAGTTAACAATAAATATTTTGAAAGTAGTTATATTTGTTTTATGGGTAATTCTAATCATATTCGACCCAATTTCAGCAATTGTTTCAATAACATCAGAGTTAATTGATAAATTTGAAAAGGGAAAAAGAAGAATGGAGGAGAGGCCTATGAAGAAAAAGAATGGAAGGAATCTTGGGGATAAATTTTTAAAACGGAATGGCCATTTGAAGCGAATATAATGATAACAAAATATTTGTTAAATCCCAAGAACGGTGCAAATCCGTACATTCCACCAGATTATTAATAAGAGCTTATCAAGTAAGATAGGTTCTTTTTTTTATTGTTATTACCAGTATGCTAGGTAACTGATAATATAGATTAGCTGTTTGCACTTTGTTTATAATAAACCCCTTAAAATTATTATTACAGAACTTTCCTAGCGAGTTCTAATATATTTGGGAATAGTTAAATTGGTATAACAACAGGCTTTGACCTTGTTATTCTTAGTTCGAGTCTAAGTTCCTAAGCCAAGTTTTATAAATAAAAGAAAAGAGGAAAAGATATGGAAGAAATAAAAAAAGAAGTAGCAGAATTGAAAGTGTTAGTTTCAAAACTGCTAGAATTACAGATTGCAGAATACAATCTCAAATATGGTTTTATGAAAACTAAGCAAGATAAGACTATGAATTTAAATTAGAATCAAAGCCTATTCGTCGAGCTGGTTTATCTGGATTTGACTTTGGAATAGCAATCAATAAAAAACTTAGCTGATTTACATGTTGAATTAAGTGACACTTATTTCCATTGGAATAACCGTAAAAATGAATAAGACATGGATTAGAATATCCAATTTTTTCAACATTTAAAATAATTGATTGTCCAAAGCTTGCTAATTGAACACCTACTTCGTGTTCATCATCTAAAGTATCTTGAAAATTCTTTATATGATTACATAATAGTTCATATTGATAGTCAGCCAAATTATAATTACGAACGTCTATATCAGGTATAGGCATAGGTTTTATAATGTTTTGATAATTAGTCAAAGCGTCTGGTAGTTTCATATATATCACCTCACTTTCATAATTTTAAATTATTATCTTATGTATGAGATGATTATAGCAAACAAAAAATAAAAATAATGTCAAAATATGTCGAAATATAAAATAAGATGGAGGAAATACTATGTCAAAAGAAGAAATAGAAGAATTTAAAGAAGAGCATAACTGCAGTACTTGTACAAAAAATATAGACTGTAAAATAGTAAGAAGAATAGATGGAAAGTTAACATGCACAGAAGAGGAAGAGATATGATTCAATGTTTAATAGATAATAAGATATGCCCAAACGGGAATAAAAAGTGTAAAGTATGTAAATTTGACAGTTGTGAGGAAGTGCTAGATATGATAGAAGAAGAGCAAAAATATAATGAAAAATGGAAATTAAAACAAATAAAGAGTGAATTACCAGAACAGTGTAAAAACTGTTCTTTTTTAGAAATTACAAATCTAAGAGAAGGTAAAGTATTTTGTCCGTACAGGATTAAAGAGAGGTGCTTAATTAAATGAAATTCAAAATAAATGGAAACACATGGGAGATATCAACAATATCAAATAAGGAAATAGATAATATAGAAGGCAATAATGGAGAAAACTTCATTCACGGAACTACCAGATATGGATTAAATAAAATTTTTATCAATGAAGATACACCAGAACAATTAAGAACATTAAAGCACGAATTGGTTCATGTATGGTTGTATGAATATGGACATAGACCAGATGAAAAAAGATATAATGAAGAAGATATTTGTGAAATAGTTGCAAGTAGCAATGATTTTATAAATGAAATAGTAGAACAATATAAACAAAATAATGGTGTAAAGATAGAACAAAGCATAGATTCCATTTTATTAGATGGAAAATAAATAACTTTTAAAAAGTTGTGAGAGGTGAAGATAAATGAATAACAAAGATTTAGTTGTTTATAACAAAGAAACTAAAGAAATAATAGCGATTATACCAGTAATAAAAGGAAATAGGTCCGCAGTATTCAAAAAAGGATATGATTCTATAATAAAAGATTGTAACGAAAAGTATATAACTGGTGATGGAAAACATATTTATTTAGAAACAGAGTAGGTGATTAGATGGCAAATGAAAAAAACTTAAAACCTGTACGAACCAAGAAAGAAGCAAGAGAAAGAGGTAGAAATGGTGGAATAAAATCAGGAGAGGTAAGAGCACAAAGAAAGACATTAAGAGAAGAATTATTAGCATTGCTAGAAACTAAAGTAGAAGATAAAACAATACGAGAAAAAATAAGTTTTTCGCTTATTCAAGAAGCTTTAAGTGGAAATGTAAAAGCATTTGAAACCATTAGAGATACAATAGGAGAAAAACCACAGGACAAATTAAATATATCTGGAAAAGTTAATAATCCATTTTCAGGAATGACAACAGAAGAGTTGAGAAAAATATTAAATGAATAATAATATAAAAGAAGAGTTGAAAAAACAAGCACGTTTGGAATTGGCCAGACGTGATTTTTTTGAATATTGTAAATTAACTGCACCAGATTTTTATAAAGATGATAGACAATTCTTAAAAGATATGTGTCATGAATTACAAGACTTTTACGAAAGTGATGATAGAATTTGTGTGATAAATATGCCACCAAGACATGGAAAATCAAGAACAGCAGGTAAATTGGTTGAATGGGTATTTGGAAACAATAATAAAGAAAAAGTAATGACAGGTTCATATAATGAAATATTATCAACAACATTTGCAAAATCAGTAAGAGATACAATAGCATCGGAAAAGACGGAAGGAATAATAGTATATAATGATGTATTTCCTAATACAAAAATAAAATTTGGCGAATCCAGCGCAAATAAATGGGCATTAGATGGAAGTGGTCAAGCAAATTATTTAGCAACATCACCTAAAGGAACTGCGACTGGTTTCGGATGTACTTTAATGATAATAGATGACTTAATAAAGAATGTTGAAGAGGCATACAACGAAAATATTTTACAAAAACAAATAGACTGGTTTAACAATACAATGTTATCAAGAACAGAAACAGGATTCAAGTTAATTATTATCATGACCAGATGGTCTAGTAATGACTTAGCAGGTTATATATTAGAAAACTATGACAATGTGAGACATATAAACTATAAAGCAGTTCAAGAAGATGGCTCAATGTTGTGTGAGGCAATATTAAACAAAGAAGACTATAAATTAAAAACTAAAAATATGAATAAAGACATTATATATGCTAACTATCAACAAGAACCAATAGATGTAAAAAATAGATTATACACAACATTTAAAACTTATGAAAAATTACCACCAGCACATTATATTATGAATTATACAGATACTGCAGATGAAGGTGATGATTATTTATGCTCAATAAATTATCAAATGTACAATGAAGAATATTACGTATTAAGTGTAATCTATACACAAGATGCAATGGAAGTAACAGAGCCAGCAGTTGCAGAGATGTTAACAAAAGACAATGTTGGAAATGCTAATATAGAAAGTAATAATGGTGGTAGAGGATTTGCAAGAAATGTAATAACAAATTTAAGAAAAATAGGAAACAGACATACAAATGTTAGATGGTTTCATCAAGGAGAAAACAAAGTTGCAAGAATATTAAGTAATTCAACAGGAGTAATGAATAATATATATTTTCCTATAAATTGGGAAGATAAATGGCCAGAATTTGCAAAACATTTAAAACATTATGTAAGAACTGGAAAGAATGAACATGATGATGCTGAGGACTGCTTGACAGGTGTATATGAAAATCCAAAACCTAAAAATACAAATATGGAAATGACTAATAAGTCATTTATAAAGATGTAACATCTACTAAGTAGGTGTTTTTTTAATAGGAGGAAAAGATGTTAAGATATAGCAAAGAAAAATTAGCAGAAGAAAGAAGTATAACAGATATATATTTTAAAGCACAAGAAGAATTAGATATAAGAAAAGAATTGTATGAGAAGTTCAGAAGAAAACTAACAGATGAAGAATTAGCAAGTTTAGATGATGAGGATATAAAAGTACCACTAGAAAGATATATATCAATAATGTCAGCAGGTTATTTTGGAGGAAAAGCACCAACTTATAAAGTAAAAGCTTTTAATAAAGATAAAGACAAAATAATCAAAGAACTATTTAATCACGAAACTAATGATGAACAAGAAATTAAAGAAATAGAAGAATTAATAAAACATATAGTTGATTATAACAACGATGGTTCACATTTCTTACATATGGTATTAGATTATTTAGTAAAAAGAGCATGTTATGAAATATATTATAAAGACAAGAAAACAGGAGAGATAACAATAACAAGAAGTGATGCACTGGAAACAGTTGCAATATGGGATTATTCATTACCTAAAAAATTAATAGGTATATATAGAATAATTCGTACATATATGGCGAATGGTGAATATCAACAAATAATAGAACTAACAACCACAGATGGAAAAAGGTATTATTATGATACACCAGAAAAGAGAAAAATATTTGGTACGCCAGCATATGAACAACAATTTGAAGATGAACCACTATTTAAAGAAAACAAAGAAGAAAAGAAACCAAGAATGTGGGACGATGATATACCAGCAACTGCAATAGAAAATTGTGATGGAATGGCGATATTTGAACCTGCAATAAGTTTAATAAAAGCATATGAAAGATGTATTCAAAACTCAAGAAATGTATTTAAATATAACGATGAAGCAATATTAGCAGTAAAAGGATATACACCAGAAAATCCAATGATTATACAAAACGAGAAAGGTGAGGATATCATAAATCCTGCAAGACAAAAAGAAGATGAGTATGTATTAACAAGTAGAGTCAGATACTTAGATGGAAATAGAGAAGTTGATAGCAACTTATGGTGGGTTGAAAAGAATGTAAATGATACAGCATTACAGAACCATAAAAAAACATTAATGGATATTATTTGTTTATGCTCATTCTGCCCTAATATGACTGATTTAGGTTTTACTCAAGCAGACAACAATGCAGCACTTGAAAAGAAATTCTTTGGTTTACAACAATACATAGCAACATTTGAAGGGGATTTTCTTGAAGGATTAACAAGAAGATGGAGAATTATATTAGAAAAATTCAACAAAGATAAGAGCAAGACATATGACTTTAGAGACATAGAAGTAAAACTAAATAGAAACTTACCTTCTGACACTGCAACAACAATTACAAACGCAATGAAAATAAGAGGATTAGTCAGTGATGATACAGTTATAAACTTATTAGGACTTGATTTAGACAGCACAAGTGAATTAGCAAAGATGGATTTACAAAATGAAGAAAACATTCAGAAGAATTTAGAACAAATGCGAATGATGGGACAAGCAGGAGTTGAACAAGACAATAAAGAAGATAAACAAGATGATAAAGTGCCAGACTTAACAGACACACAAAAAGCACATAATAAAAAAGAACAAACTAAAATAATTAATAAACAAATAAAAAAGGAGTAATGACATGGTATTAATAAAAATTATGTGTATAGCATTATTATCTTTTGCAGCAGGAATAATAGAAGCATTCATACAAGAAATTACAAATATAAACATGTCAAGATTTATATATATTTTGCTTGGCATGTTTATTTGTTTAATATGGAAGGTATAAAAATGAATATATGGAATTATCACGATACAAAAATGCAAGAATTGAAACAACTATATAATAAAACATCAAAACAAACACAGAACAGACTTCAGGAAATTTTTGATACATTTAATTTTACAACAGAAAACATCTATAACATAGCAGATAATAAAACTAAAAAAAGAGTAAATACATATATAGAGCAATGGAAAGAACAAG